CGCGCCCGGTTCAGATACGAACTCACCTGCCCCTGCATGGCTTCCGCCTGGGAGGCCACCAGATCGGAATGGGGCTTGGCGAGCACGCGGGCTTCGTTCAGCAGCACGGCGATCGGCGTTTTCAGCGAATGGGCGAGATTGCCGACCTGCATGCGGGCCCGCTCGACGATGCGGCGATTGCTGTCGATCAGCGCGTTGATCTCGTTGGCAAGCGGCTCGATCTCGCGGGGGAACTCCCCCTCGATCCGCTCCGCCTCGCCGGCGCGGATCTTCTCCAGCGCTCTTTTGGCGCGCTCGAGCGGCTTCAACCCGTAGAGAATGGCAAGCCCGTTGACCAGCAGGCCGCCGAAACCGAAGACCGCCAGCGCGGCGTAGAGGCGCCTTGAAAAGAAGCTGATATCCTCTTCGACCACTTCGAGATTGCCCGTCACGCGAAAGCGCGCCGCGCGGCCGTCATTGTCCAGGACCACTTCGGTCTCGGCAACCCGCAGATGGTTTCCGAAGGCGTCCGTCATCTCGTAGAAGCGCTCATACTGCGCGTCGAAGGGTACCTCCTCGCGGCTCGGCACCGGCAGTTCGGCGATGCCGAGCGAGGTGGAGGCAAGGGGTGCGGCGTTGAAGGTGCTGAGCGGCTCGACCAGCCAGTACCAGCCCGTCATGGGCTGCGAAAAGCGCAGGTCCCCGAGTTCAGGGGTGCCCGACAGGCTTTCGCCGTCGCCGATCGAAACCGAATTGATGACGTTGTAGAGCTGCGCGCGCAGAAGATTGTTGAAGCCGCGCTCGGCGCCCTGGCGGTAGAGCGCGGAAATCACCAGCGCTATGGTCACGAGTGCCGCCGCCGACCAGAGCGTCGCAAGCAGCAGGACCCTTGCGGTCAGAGACCTAATGCGCATCGTTCGGCGCTTGCATTCGGTAGCCGAGACCGCGAACCGTCTCGATGATGTCGAGGCCGATCTTCTTGCGCAGCCGCCCGACGAAGACCTCGATCGTGTTGGAATCGCGGTCGAAATCCTGGTCGTAGAGNTGCTCGACAAGTTCGGTGCGCGAGACCACCTCGCCCATGTGGTGCATGAGGTAGGANAANAGCCGGTATTCGTGCGAGGTGAGCTTGAGCTGGGTGCCGGAAACGGTCGCCTTCGAGCTCTTGGTGTCGAGACGCACCGGACCGCAGACGATCTCCGACGAAGCGTGCCCGGCGGCNCNNCGGATCANCGCGCGGATNCGGGCAAGAACCTCTTCGACGTGGAAGGGCTTGGTGACGTAGTCGTCGGCCCCGGCGTCGATGCCTGCGACCTTGTCGCTCCAGCGGTCGCGCGCCGTCAGGATCAGGACCGGCATGGTGCGGTCGGCCGCGCGCCANTTTTCCAGAACCGTGATGCCGTCCATTTCAGGCAGGCCGATATCGAGGATCACCGCGTCATAGGGCTCTGTCTCTCCGAGAAAGTGGCCCTCCTCGCCGTCGAGCGCGTGGTCGACGACATAGCCGGCCTCCTGCAGCGCCTCGACGAGCTGCCGGTTCAGATTGACGTCGTCCTCAACGACCAGAATGCGCATGCTACCCAGCCCTCCTTTGTCTTCTTTTCCGGCCCGGCGCGTGTCACGCGCCGGAACCTGAGATCACAAGAGCGCGGTCATTGCCGGACCTGAATGGTCACCTTGCGCGGGCGCTCATCGCCGTTGCCGGGCACCAGCACGGTGATCACGCATACTCCGCCGGAGGCGCGCACTGACAGCAGCTGGCCGCCCGTCTCGGCAACGGCGCGGGCAGCTGCCGCGCTGCAGTCGCCCTGCCCGTTGTTCTGGACAAGGACCAGCGGCGCCGGATTGATATCGCCTGCGCCAGCCGGCANGGGCGAAACCGCCATGCTGGCCGCNAGGCTTGTTAAGATCAGGAATGATGCCATGGGCCTCTTCTTCCGCAAATCATTGATTGTTGCGAAATATGTACCCCATGGCATCTGAATGGCAAATGAATGCGNNCTCAATANTTGTNCTNGCGCNCTCCGATCGACTTTTTCGCCGAAATCCGNCCGTAAATCGCCAGGAGCCCTCCAAGAGANCCNGCAATCGATGTGGCGGCGTCGGCNAGNTGCCCCTGCTCNGNGAATCCCAGATCGATGCCCTTCACGCGCAGCGCCGAGGCGCCGATCGCGATCAGCGCGCCCCAGACCGTCTTCGANTGATACCANGGTTTGATGTCGTCGGTGGCAAGCATTGCACGTCTCCTTCTTTTCTGGTTGTCAAAGGGAAATGATCGCCTCGGCGGCGATGCCGTCGGCAATCCTGCGGCCCAGTTGCCGGACCCGGATCGAAAGGCTCTGCCGGGGCGCGCCGAAATCGGCGATTTCGTCGGCCTGGGCGTAGAGATGGCCGGGTGCGCCGACCTCGACGTCCCGCAGCACGGTCACGCCGTCGAGGATCTGCAATCGATAGCGTTCCACGTCCTCGTCGAGCGGAATGTCGACCGCCTGCCAGTTGTCGGCGTCGATCCTCCCGCGCCGGGTCCAGGCGAGTTCGATGTCGCCGCTTGCGAGCCGCCGTCCGCGCAGGTGAACGGGCGCAAGCGGCGTCTCGGCGCGAAGTCCGCCCGAAAAGGTGAAGGGTCCCGCCGGCGCAGCCGTGCCCCCNGNCAGTTCGGCGATGTAGTTCAGCGTCAGTCCCGCCTCGTCCGCCTTCAGCCCGAGCGGCTTCACAGCGCCGTCGAGAAGGACGGCCTGGGCGCCCGCCACCGCGCCCGCCACCATGGCGTCCTCGGTTCCGGCAAGCCCGCGAAGCAGCTTCGACAGGAGCCAGCGCCCGGCGGAAATTTCCTGCGCCACCGAAAAGCCGATGATTTCCCAGGCACCCGAGGCCGATTGCACCGCCAACCGGTTGGCGCCGTTGANGACCGCGAGCGCGGCAGCGGAAGCAAAACTGCCATAGGCCAGATCGATCTCGACCGTGCGGGCAAGATCGAAGCGACCCCCTCACGCCGGGCAAGAGCGGCGCCGCAAGCACACCCAGCATTGCCGGCCGCTCCAGCAGCGCCCGCGTTTCATAGCCCTCGTTCGCCGCCGACGACGAGATAGCGAGACGCCGCCAGGGACGTGCAAGCGCCGCCACGCGGGCGAAATCGGTTGCTTCGCCTGCCTCGTAGCGACGGCAGGTCCATGAAGCGGATCACCGGCGCGAAGCCCTGCGCGCCGGGATTGGGCGCGTCCCGCCCCGGGATTGGCCGTCACCGGCAGCCCGCCGCCGCCCGTAGCCATTTCCCGCAGCTTCAGCCGGCGTGTCGCGCCGTCCTCGATCTCGCTGACGAGAAACCGGCCTTCCGGTCCTTCGCCGATCCGCAGCACGTCGCCCGGCTGCAGCGCAAGTTCGTTGGGACCGAGCGCAAGATCCAGTGTGCGCCGCGCCATGCGATGATCGTGCAGCAGCGTCTCGGCGCAACGAAGTGCGGCTTCCTCCGGCATGACGGCGGCAAGGTCATGCGCCAGAACCCGGCTCGTCGCCGCCGGAACGCGCCGCGAGCGCACGCTTGCCTCGGCATAGTCGGCGCCCGCGTCGTAGAANGTCAGGATCGCCTCGCCGGCAAAGTCGCTGTCATGGCCNCGCGTCTCGCGCCAGCGNGGTTCGTCCTCNGGATCGGCCAGCACATCGAGCGTCACCGCCGGCAGGCTTGCCTCCTCGCGCGATCGGAAGCGCAGCGTTGCGCCATCCTCGATGACATCGAGGCGAAAGGCCTCGGCCAGAGGCTCGATCAGGCTTCGCGCCGAGGCCAACTCGCCNTGCACATAGCCCGTCAGATCGCCGCTCACGCCCGACACGTCATGGTCGGAAAAGCCGTTATCCNCGAGGATCGCCGCGATCACGTCGGCAAGTGTGCCCGCGCCNAGCCGTCCGTTCAGCCAGTGGCCGGTCTTCCAGTTGCCGCCGTCGGCCCACAGGCCGACATTGACGGGAAANCCCGGATAGGGCCGCGCATCCCAGGTCCAGACGAAGATGCGNGACGGATCGACCATGCCGGAAGGGGCCAGCCCCCCGCCCCAGTAGNCGTGATGGGCNTCGAGGAATCTCCGCTGCTGGCTGTCGGACCGAAGCCCCCGCGACTGATGCGGCACGGCACTTTCGGAGGATTTCGGATCGGCGAAGACATTCGGCTGGTTTGCGCCNCGGTCGATTGCCGGGCAGCCGAGTTCGGTGAACCAGACNGGCTTTGCNCGCGGGACCCAGGCCGTCGGCNCTGCCCGCTCCGCGCCGCCCACGCGGTCGTANTGCGGGTTGGCCCACCAGCTTTCGATATCCTTGTAGCGGAAGACCCAGGGCTTGCCCGCCAGCCCGTCGGTGATCGGCGAGCGTGTGCGGCTCTTGCGGTCCGCGTCGCTGGCATAGTACCAGTCGAAGCCCTCGCCGCCGGCAATCTGCTCCGCTATGGCATCCGCATCGTCGGCCAGCAGGAAGCCGTCGGGATTTTGAGCCGTCAGGTCCTCGTCGCGCCAGTCGGCAAGCGGCAGGTAGTTGTCGATGCCGACCGCGTCGATCGCGGCGCTCGCCCAGAGCGGATCGAGATGGAAATAGACGTCGCCCGAGCCGTCGGANGNGTGATGGCCGAAATACTCGCTCCAGTCGGCGCCATAGGTGATCTTCGTCGCGGTCCCCAGAATGCCGCGCACATCCGANGCCANCGCCACCAGCGCCTCGACGAAGGGAAAGGCATCCGCCCCGTCGCGCAATGTCGTCAGCCCGCGCAGTTCCGAACCGATCAGGAATCCATCAACCCCGCCCGCCGCCTTCGCCAGCAGCGCATAGTGCAGCACCAAGCGGCGATAGCCCTCGTCCGTGCCAGAATAGGCAACCGACGTGCCTGAAACGGCGAAGTCGCCCGGCCCCGCATTTCCGCAAAAAGCCTCCACCGCCACGCGCGCCGCCGCCGTGCGGTCAGCCGATCCCGCCTGTCCCGGCGCGGGATGGCAGGTGATCCGCCCGCGCCAGGGATAGGCGGCCTGCTCCGTCCCGCCATAGGGGTCGGGCAGGCCGTTTGGCGCCGGAATGTCCATCATCAGGAAGGGATAGAGCGTCACCTTCAGCCCGCGCGCCTTCAGGTCCATGATCGCGTCGACCACGCTTGCGTCGCTGGGCGTGCCGCCATAGGCCGGGCCACCGTCGTGATGGCTAACCGGATGGGCGGCGCTGCGGGAAATGCCCGAAACCGACCATGGCCGGCTTTCGTTCTGGCGGGCTTCCACCTCGACGCCCGGCACCACCCGGCATTCTCCGGCCCTGAGATCCGTGCCGAACCAGCTGACGACGAGCGCGACATTTTCAAGGTTCGGGCAAAGCGCCTGCAACTCGTCGATCGCCGCCTGCCAGTCGGTCCCGGCCACCAGGGTATTGCGGTTGACGATCCGGGCGCTGCCCTCGCCGGTC